ATTTAGGTTTTGTTGAAGATGATGAATTATTAGGAGGTTTTTTATTTTCAGATTGGGATGGTTATAATATTTGGATTCATTTAGCATTAAAGACACCACGATGCTGTACGAGAAGAAATATCAAGTATGTTTTTAATTACTGCTTTAATCAGATAAAATGTGGTAGAATAACGGCAATGTGCATTAATGGTTATGAAAGAAATGAAAAGTTGTTAAAAGGTACAGGATTTGTTAAAGAAGGTATAATAAGAAAAGCAATGAAAGTTGATGGAAAATTTATAGATGGAGCATTATACGGAATGTTAAAGGAGGAATGTATATGGGTTTAAAAGCACCAGCGATGCCATCACCACCACCAGTAGATACATCAGTACAAGATAAGATGGATGCTTCTGAAGCAAAATTAGCAGCAGAAAAAAAGAAAACTATTGGGTTAAGAAAAAAAGGAATGGGTGGAACAATTATGACAAGTGGAGAAGGTGTTACAGAAGAAGTACAAACTGGTAAATCTGTATTAGGTACTTATACTTAATGGCAACTTTTGATTATATAAGAAAACGATTAGATAAGTTAGAAGCTGATAGAGGTACATGGGAATCTCATTGGCAGGAAATTTTAGATTATGTAATGCCACGTAAGGCAGAAATTACTTTCTTGCGTTCACGTGGAGAAAAAAGAACAGAAGTTTTATTTGATTCAACAGCAATCACAGCTAATAATCTTTTAGCGGCAAGTCTACAAGGAACATTAACATCACCTTCATTACCTTGGTTCTCATTAAAATTAAGAGATGACGATGCTAATAAAGTTAGAGATATACAAATCTGGTTAGAAGATACAGCACGTAGAATGTATGCTGTATTTAATGAATCTAATTTTAATACAGAAGTTCACGAAATGTATTTAGATTTATGTTCAGTTGGTACATCAGCGATATTTGTTGAAGAAGCAAATGAAGGATTTTTACAAGGTGGATTACATTTTAATACTTTGCATATTGCAGAATATTTTATTCAAGAAAATTCTACAGGTAGAGTAGATACACTTTATAGAAAATATAAAATGACTGCACGACAAGCAGTACAAGAATTTGGTGAAGATAACGTAGGAACAAAAATCAAAGAAGCTGTTAAAGCAAAACCCGATACTCAATTCAATTTTATTCATGCTGTAGAACCTACACTAGATTATGAAAGATCAGTAGGAATGAAAGCTAAAACTAAATTACCATTTCATTCTTGTCACGTTTGTTTTGAAGATAAAATGGTTGTTAGAGTTGGAGGTTACAATGAATTTCCATATTTAGTTCCAAGATGGTCTAAAGCAACAGGTGAAATTTTTGGAAGATCACCTTCATATAACGCATTACCCGATATTAAAACTTTAAATAAAGCTGTAGAGATTGGATTAAAAGCGTGGGCGAAAGCTATTGATCCACCATTGTTAGTTACTGATGATGGAGTAATAGGTAGAGTTAGAATGACACCTGCTGGAATTACAGTTGTTAGAAGTGATACAGCAATTAAACCATTACAAATTGGATCGAATTGGCAAATAACAGATTTAAAAGAAAATCAATTAAGAACAGCAATTAGACAAGCATACTATTCAGATCAATTACAATTACAAGAAGGCCCACAAATGACGGCAACAGAAGTTCAAGTTAGATATGAATTAATGCAAAGACTTCTAGGCCCGACATTAGGGAGATTTCAAACTGAATTTTTAAATCCATTAATCGAAAGAGTATTTGGAATTATGATGAGAGCAGATGCTTTAATGCCAAGACCATCTGAAATGGAAGGTAGAAATATGGATATAGAATATGTTGGGCCTTTAGCACGTTCTCAAAGAATGGAAGAAGCTATTGCAGTTGAAAGATTATATCAATTAGCAATGCAAGTCGTTCAAGTTGATCCTACTGTTATGGATGTTATAGATCACGAACAAGCAATTAGAATGAGAGCAACATTACTTGGAGTTCCTAAAACAGTTTTACGTGGTGAAGATGAAGTAGCAGAAATAAGAGAACAAAGAGCAGCAGCACAACAACAAGCACAAGAACAAGCTATGGCACAGCAACAAGCTGATACAGCATTATCACAAGGTAAAGCTATGACAGAAATGTCTAAACCCGAAACTAAAGAAGGTATGGAAGAAGCAATGGCACAAGCAGAACAACAAGGATTAGCGTAATGAAATCATTAACAGAAATGCAACAAGCGTTTGTTGAAAATTTTTCACAAACAGGAAATGCAAAACAATCTGCAATCAAAGCAGGTTATTCAGAAGCTACAGCAGAACAACAAGGTCATAATCTTAAAAAACAATTAAGTAATGAAATAGATGAAGCTACTAAAAAATTAATGAGTAGTCACGTACCTTTAGCTGTAGATAAATTAAAAGAATTAATTTCAAATCCTAAAATATCACCTTCGGTTCAACTTGGTGCAGTAAATAGTTTATTAGATAGATCAGGTTATCAAACAATTACTAAAATTGAAGATGTTACTGGAAGAAAAACAGATGCTGAACTTCGTGAAGAATTAAGACATTTACTAGGTACTATCGCAGCTGTAAAACCACCCTTTGATCCTAGTGATACTAATGGATCAGGTTCACTTCAATAATGGATTGGAACGATCATAAACCTAACGAAAGTTTTGCTGGTGTTTTAGATGATTTTGATATTTCAAGAATGGAAATCTATGATGAACCACGTTATTTATTACATTTTCAATGGGGTGCAACAGGGCCTTGGAGAAAAATAACTCCTAAAGTATGCAGGTATGCTCTAGTTGAAATGATAGATGTGAATAAGATTGACCCTCGAAATAAACGAAAAGAAGATGAAGTAGATTTGACACAAAAAGAAATTTGGGATAAAAAATATAGATTACAAAATGGCAGCACCTGATTTTGAAAAACAAATTAAAAGTTTAAAAAGAGATTACGGAATTACTTTTGGCTCTAAAGAAGGAGAAAGAGTGATAGCTGATTTAAAGTCAGCTTATTATAAACGGAGTTCTTTTTCAAAGGATTCCAACGAAATGGCTTATCGAGAAGGACAAAGATCGGTAATCATTCGTATTATCAATCTACTAGAGGAGAAAATAAATGGCTGACGAACAAACGACCACAGTACAAGACAACCCAGTACAGGAAACATCCATACTTGGGTCTGGTGCTAGTGAAAATCAAGACTGGAGATCATCTTTAAATGATGAATTGAAAAACAATCCAACAATTCAAAATATTAAAGATTTAGAATCTGCGGCTAATACACTAGTTCACCAGCAAAAAATGATAGGGAGTAGAATACCTATACCAAAAACAGATGAAGAAAGGGCTGAATTATATACAAAGTTAGGAAGGCCTGAAACTTCTGAAAAGTATAGTTTTACTATTCCAGAAACACATTCTAAATATTTTAATGAAGATCAAGTTAAACAATTTAGGAATGTTGCCCATCAAATTGGGTTGAACAACGATCAAGCTAAAGCATTAATAGATTTTCAAGTTAAATCTGTTGATTTTGAAAGTCAAAGACGTGATTCAGAAATGACTTTAGGAAAGAAAAGCACAGAAGAAGCATTGCATAAAGAATGGGGTTATGACTATGATAATAAGGTTAGATCAGCAAGACGAGCAATGTCTGTATATGCAGATAACGAATTGATGGAACTTTTAGATACCGAAGCAGGTAATCATCCATCTGTTGTTAAATTATTTGCACGTTTAGGTGAGGATATAACGGAAGATATGGCTAAAAACACACAAAATAATAAATTAGCTGTTTCACCAATAGATGCTAAAGCTGATATTGCAAAAATTTATTCAGATGCAAAACATCCTTATCATAATGCTGGGCATCCAGAACATAGAAATGCTGTAGAACAAGTAAGGCAATTACACGAAAAAGTTTATGGTAATTAAATAAATTATCTGTTATAATTGTTGTATCAAAATTCGCCCTTCATAGGAGAACGAATAGGTAGCCATAATCGGCTTTAAACATTCGATTGATCGTATCGTTTTACGATAAGGTTTCCCGAAAGGACAAAAGCCGATTTAATGGAATATGTTGAATCAGCATTGTGCTATTCGACCCCTATTCTTCAACTTTGTAAAACTATGGAGATAATATGTCTGTACAAATAACAACGGCTTTCGTTGAACAGTACAAAGCTAATGTATTACACCTAGCTCAACAAAAAGGTTCTCGATTAAGAGATGCTGTCCGAACTGAAACAGTTACGGGCAAAGCTCATTTCTTTGAAAGAATTGGCTCAACAGCAGCACAAAAACGTACTTCACGTCATGCAGATACACCTAGAATGGATACACCCCACTCTAGAAGAAAAGTATCAATGGATGACTATGACTGGGCGGATTTAATAGATAACGAAGATAAAGTTAGATTATTAATATCACCTCAATCGGAGTATGCACTTGCTGGTGCATGGGCTATGGGTAGAGCTATGGATGATGCAATCATTTCTGCGGCTACTGGAACAGCTTATAGTGGAGTTGCGGGTGGAACATCCGTTTCTTTACCAGCTGGGAATAAAGTAGCACATGGTTCTGCGGGTTTATCAGTTGCAAAACTGTTAAATGCCAAAGAAATACTAGATGCAAATGATGTTGATCCCGAAGAACCAAGATTCTTGGTTTGTGCGGCTGGTCAATTAGCAGATTTGTTGGCGATAACTCAAATTACGTCAGCAGATTATAATTCTGTTAAAGCGTTAGTTAGTGGTCAAATAGATACCTTTTTAGGGTTTAAATTTATTAGATCGCAAAGATTAGGACAAGACAGTACACCATCTCGACAATGTTTAGCGTTTACAAAATCAGCAATAGGTCTTGCTCTTGGAGCAGATATTTCAACAAAAATATCTGAAAGAGCAGATAAGAACTATGCAACACAGGTATTTCTATCTATGACAATCGGTGCAACTCGTATCGAAGAAGAAAAGATGGTAGAGATAGCTGCTAACGAATAAGGAGAAATAATATGGCAACTGCAAAAGGCGTGGAAATCACGAATCTTGACGCAACACCAAGAACTACTCTCGAAGCGGCTAGTGGCGGTGGAAAACTGCGTGTTTTTATGGATACAATTGCTGCTGGAACAGGTGATCTTGACAATGATGATATTATTGTTTTGGCACAAGTTCCGTCAAACGCAAAGCTAGCAAGTATAAGAATATATAATGACGATTTAGATAGTGGCTCTAGTGCCGAGTTTAATGTCGGATTATATAATGGCCCACAGGCCTATACGATAAGTGGCTCGACTACAGATGCTGCTGCCGTAATCGACGAAGATTGTTACGCTAGTGCTGTATCACAATTTCAAGCTGCTGTAACTACAGCACCTGTAGAATTGTTAGCAGAAGCTCGTAACATTAATGCTATAGCAAACTTTGTTTGGGAAGACGGAGGACTTTCAGAAGACCCGAAAGTTCCTTTACGTATCGCTATCACTATGACAGCAACACCAGGAACTGCTGTTGCAGGTGATATTACGTTGGTCGTACAGTACGTTGTAGACTAATAAAAAAACAACAAGAAAAAGAAATAAGGGGCGATATATATTGAATTATAGTCGCCCCTTTGATATTATGTAAGAATTATGGCAACAGAAGTTTCTATCTGCTCAAATGCTTTACGTAGATTGGGCGATGACCCGATTACAGCACTTACAGATGATACAGAAAGAGCAAGACTTTGTAATTCTTTCTACGAACCTTCACGTGATCTAGTTTTAAGATCACATCCTTGGAATTTTGCTATAACAAGAGCAACTTTAGCACAACTTTCAGATACACCTGCATATGAGTATTCTTACCAATACGCATTACCAACTGATCCTTATTGTTTAAGGGTTTTAGAAATGCAATATAAAGATTACGTTTTTAAAATTGAACATTATGCTTCACAAGGTAGGGTTCTACTTACCAATGAAAGCACAGCTAAAATTCTTTACATAGCAAAGGTTACAGATACAGCACAATTTGATTCTATGTTCGTAGATGTTTTGACTGCTAAATTAGCTGTAGACCTTGCATATCCTGTAACCAATAGTGTCAAATTACAAGACCAGATGCAGAAACTCTTTCAACAAAAACTTTCCGAAGCAAGAAGTGTTGATGGCCAAGAAGGATTTATTGATGATCTTGTGTCTGATACATTTACTGACTTTAGGAAAGCATAATGGCGAGAGTACATCCTTTTCAAACAAACTTTACTGCTGGGGAATTAACACCGAAACTTGCTGGTCAAGTTGATTTTAAAAAATATAATAATGGTGTAGCAACGATGGAGAATATGACTGTATTTCCACAAGGAGGTACAAGTCGTAGATATGGTAGTAGATTTGTTGGAGAAGTAAAAAATTCTGCAAATGCTACAAGATTAATTCCTTTTGAATTTAATGTTACACAATCTTATATTCTGGAATTTGGAGATCAGTATATTAGATTTTATAAAGATAATGGACAAATTGTAGAAGCATCAAAAGCTATTTCAGGATTAACAGCAGCAGACCCTGGTGTTGTTACAGCAACTTCACATGGTTATTCAAATGGAGATCACGTTTGGATTAATAGTGTTGTGGGAATGACAGAAGTAAATGGAAGAAGATTTACTGTCGCAAATAAAACAACTAATACTTTTGAATTATCAGGAATTGATACATCGGGTTATACTGCTTATTCTTCTGCTGGAACGGCAGAAAAGGTTTATGAAATTGCAACATCTTTTACATCAACACAAGTTTTTGATTTAAAATTTACACAATCTGCTGATGTTATGTATATTGTACATCCATTACACGAACCAACAAAATTAACACGAACAGGTCATTCAGCTTGGACTATAGCAGAAGTAGATTTTCAAGTTGGCCCATTTCTTGATCTAAATACAACGACAACAACTTTAACAACAAGTGCAACAACAGTAGGATCAGGAAGAACTTTAC